CGTCGTACACCAGCGCCTTCATGCTTTCCTGAAAAGTTTTTGAAGTAGATGGCGTCCACCGCACAACACTGCGCTTAATGTCATCAGGCAAGTGCGTAGGTATTTCCCCTTGAACCCAGTTGTCATACACGCCTTTAGGCGCTAAGATCAAGGCCGCGTTGATTTGCTTGGCTTTATGTAAGACACCCATAGTGTCGATAGCCACTTTGGACTTCCCTGTTCCCATCTCCATGAACAGCGCATAATAGTCCGCGGCCCACGAATCTTCTAAGGCGCGACGCTGGTGATCAAAAGGCTCAGTTTTAAATTTATATTCCCGCATGTTTTTTCTCCTTGACACTGAGATAATATAAGCATATATATGACAATGTCAAGACCGGAAACGAGTCTTTAAAAAGGAGATTGCGATGAGCAATATATTTGACCAAATGGAAGCTGACTTTGAAGAGAAGATGGCTACCTCAGTTGAAAAACTGGACCAAGGCGACTTAACTACAGTTGCCGGAATGGCGAGAGCAATCCGTGACAAAGAGGCAGAAGTTAACGAACTTGAGCAAAAGCTCAAGAACGAAAAACGCGCCTTGATGAAATTGACGGATGAAGACTTGCCCACAATGCTAGCCGAAATCGGTTTGACTAGCATGAAACTTGATGATGGCTCAGAGGTTAGCATCAAGCCACAGTATGGGGCTAACATTCTTGTGGATAACAGACCGGCGGCTTACGAGTGGCTTCGGGAGAACGGGTATGACGACATCATTAAAAATACTGTTGCGTGTACGTTTGGCCGAGGGGAAGACGACCAAGCGTCGGCTTTCAAAGCCTTTGCCGAAAAAGAAGGTTTCTTTGCGGAGCAAAACACGGGTATCCACCACACGACGCTTCGTGCCTTTGTCAAAGAACGTATTGAAAATGGTGACGACTTCCCAATGGAGCTATTCGGAGCCTATGTCGGACAACGAGCTATTATTAAGAGGAGCAAATAAAATGGCTGAAAAGAAAACAGAAGTTGCAGAAGCTAAGTCTGCTGAAATAATTCAATTCGATCCTACTATGTTTGAGGCAGACGCTGGCGTCGGTCTTGAAAACATGGGCCAAGACGATCTTGCGCTACCGTTCTTAAAGATTTTGGGTGGCATGAGTAAAGAATTGGACACTTTAGAGGATGCTCGTAAAGGAGACATGTACAATAACGTCTCTGGAAAGGTGACAAAGGGCAAGGACGGGCTGAAAGTAATTCCTGTAGCCTACCAGCGTCGCTTCATTCAATGGGCACCATTGGGCGAAGGAACAGGTGCTCCTGTGGCGGTATATGTTCCGGGGGAGGCAATGCCAAAGACAGCCCGCGATGCAACTGATAATCGTGAATACGTTCAAGACGGATCAGGGCAGTACATTGAAGAGACCCACCAGCATTACGTTATCATCCTAAACGAAGATGGTTCCGCCGAAACTGCGTTAGTCGCAATGAAATCAACGCAGCTTAAAAAGTCGCGTAAGTGGAATAGCATGGTTTCATCGTTGACTATGGAGGGCAAGAACGGGTCGTTTACGCCGCCACGTTTTAGTCACATTTATCACTTGAAGACGAGCTTGGAAGAAAATAGCAAGGGTAGCTGGCACGGGTGGGAAGTAAGCCGCGTTGGACCTGTTCAGGACATGGCGATTTATAATCGTGCAAAGGCTTTTGCTAAGAGCATCACTGACGGGGAAGTTGTTGTAAAGCATCAGGATGAAAGCGTGGGCGGAGCAGGAAGCTCTGACGACGTGCCGTTTTAAGTAACTAGGGTGACGTTATAACGTTATAACGTCACCCTTTTCTTCTGGGGGCATTTATGTCTATTGAAAAGTTTTCCGCCATATTTGATGGGCTGTCGTTAGCCTACGGCACGTATAAAATTGAGAAAACGCAAGCTAACGGGAAGAACACCGGTAAAGCCACCATTGTGCGCGAACCGCGGACCACGGCTTTATGGGAAGGCCATCTCTCCGGAAAAGGCCAAGGTATAGGGATTATACCTATCGACGAAAATAACATGTGCGTCTGGGGGTGCGTTGATGTTGATCAGTACCCGCTTGACCATAAGTTACTTATAGAAAAAATTCGGAAGCTAAAACTTCCGTTGGTTGTCTGCCGATCAAAGTCCGGTGGGGCGCATTGTTTTTTGTTTACTACGGCCCCTGTAGACGCAAAAGATATGCAGGCTACGTTACAGAACATATCGGCGGCACTTGGTTATGGCGGCAGTGAAATATTTCCAAAGCAAGTCAAACTAAATTTAGACCGTGGGGATGTTGGTAACTTTTTAAACCTTCCGTATTATGACGCTGAAGACGGCCTGCGCTACGCAATTAAAGACGACGGAACATCCGCCACTTTGCAGGAGTTTTTTGATCTACATGAAACTTATAAGCAAACACCCGAGCAGATAGTAACCCTTCAGTTAGAGGAGCAGAAAGAAAGCACCCCGCTAAAAGACGGGCCTCCCTGCTTGCAGATACTAGCTAAGAGTAAAATATCGGAAGGCGGCCGTAACAACGGTCTTTTTAATCTAGGTGTATACCTAAAGAAAGCATATCCCGACAGTTACGAGACAGAGCTACTTACATATAACATGATGTATCTAGACCCGCCGCTGCCTTTGAGTGAGGTCAACATCGTAGCAAAGCAGTTAGACCGAAAGGATTATGCTTATAAATGCTCTGACGCGCCGATTAGCGCACATTGCAATAAAGAACTTTGCCATACCAGAAAACACGGCATTGGGGCCGCGGTCCTTGGCGCTTCTATAGCTAATTTGCGTAAGTACAATTCTAACCCGCCCGTCTGGTTCTTGGACGTGAACGGGGAGCCGCTGGAGCTAGACACTGAAGCTCTAATGAGCCAGCCGGTCTTTCAAAAGGCTTGTATGGAGCAGCTAAATTTTCTTCCGCGCAGTGTAGCGAAGCCTGTATGGGAAGGACGCATTGGCGGTCTTTTATCTGAGATGAGCGACAACGAAAGTGCAATCATAGAGGTAGCAGAAGACGCCAGCATTAGCGGCCAGTTCTACGATTACTTAGAAGAGTTCTGCGTTCATCTACAAAAAGCAAACGATAAAGAAGAGATATTGCTCAAGCGCCCTTGGACTGATGACGAGGCGGGGATTACGGTTTTCCGTCTAAAGGATTTTGAAAACTTCCTGAAACGCAACAAGTTCTTTGAATATAAAGCTCACAAGATAGCTCAACGTCTACGTGATCGTGGCGGTGAAAGTAGGTTAATTAAAATTAAAGGCCGACCGGTCAGGGTTTGGCAAATACCTTCTTTTGACACGGCAGAAATTGAATTTTCAACACCCACCTTTGGCGGGGGACAATCGGAGGCACCTTTCTAATGTTGAAAGCAGATGGTTTTAATGATGCGTTTATCGGTGTGGCGAGCAGAAGCGGCCAGCCGGATATAATTGCCTACGACTTTGATAAATGTGTCGCGGTCCTATGCGAACGTGACCGCATGGAGTTCGACGAAGCAGTGGAGTTTATGTACTACAATGTCGTAGACGCTTGGGTTGGCGACGAAACCCCTATTTTTGTAAAGCTGATGGGTAGCATAGAGGATATTACCGATGAAGAACATGGAGCGTAATGAAGGGGTCTACCATAAGCGTGTGGTAGAAAAACGAACCCTGCAATCTGTGGCAGATGAATATGGTATCACGCGAGAGCGGGTCAGACAGATTGTAACAAAGTTGGATAAGAAAGCATTGTGGGAAGCGGCCCGCGCATCACGGCCCTCGCCTCCCAACATAATGAAGGATATCTGGTGGAGCCGACGCGTTTACAATTGTCTTTATAACGAAGGCTTGTTGCGAGTAAGCCTTTCGGATTTTGTAGAACACTTGAGCCATAACAGACTACTCAACAGAATCCCAAATATGGGGAAAAAATCCATAGAAGAAATTTGCAAAAGGCTGGAAGAAAATGGACAACAAGATATTTCGCATTTACGGTCCGCCCGGAACGGGGAAAACCACCGCGCTTCTTAACAAAGTGGATGAGGCTCTATCTCGTGGTGTAGACCCCGCGCATATCGGCTACTTTGCTTTTACAAAACAGGCGGCTAACGAAGCCGTTGAACGCGCTTGCACTAGGTTTAACTTTGAGCCTGTTCAGTTGCCTTGGTTCAGAACGCTGCATAGTTTTGCGTTAAAGCTGTCGGGCATTCGGCCTGAACAAGTTATGCAGCCGGAGCACTATAAGGAGTTGGGGCATGAAATCGGGCACGACCTTGTCGGCGATAGACGCGGCCTTGGCGGTGAAGAAACTTTCGACCTAAATAAAAACAACAACCCAATAATTAGCCTGTTGAACTTAGCTAGGCTCCGCAAAGTTGATCTTCGCCAACAGTATGACGAAAGCGGTTTAGAGGACCCGTGGTCTACGGTAAAGTATGTTTCAGACTGCATGACTAAATATAAGAACCGATTTGATCTATACGATTTCACCGACATGTTGGAGGTGTTTGTACGAGACGGAGCACAGTTCTGCCCAAGACTGGCAATTACTTTTATCGACGAAGCGCAAGACCTGTCGCCTTTGCAGTGGGACGTAGCGCATGTTTTAGAAAAGCATTCCGACCGCATTTATTGCGCGGGGGACGACGACCAAGCTATTTATCGCTGGGCCGGTGCAGACGTAGAACACTTTATCGGACTGAATGGTGGTTACGAGGTGCTGGAGCAATCCTACCGTGTACCGGCGTCCGTGCATCCGTTGGCGGAAGGCATTGTTAAACGCATTAGACGCCGCGTAGCAAAAACCTACTTGCCTAAACTGGACTACGGCTCCGTGCAGAGGATACCTACCACGGGATACATTGATTTTGAGGAAGGTTCGTGGCTCGTGCTAGCCCAAGCTAATTATTTCTTAGACGACGCTGCCCACGATTTAAAAAGTCGCGGGTTTCTGTTTAACCGGAACGGGAACCGGTCAATATCAGAAAAACTGAGTGAAGCCATCAATGGATGGGAACAACTGCGTAAGGGTCAAAGAGTTACAGGAGAGGCTGCACGAGCCATTTACAGTTATATGTCAGTTGGCGACAGAGTCAAGCGCGGATTTAAAAAATTGCCTGCTTTGGATGATGATGAATTAGTTAACTTAGAGGAGTTGACAGTTAACCACGGCCTGTTAGCCACTATAGAAATGATATGGCATGAGGCTATGGATAAGATTCCCAGCGGCGAACGTGCGTACATAACGGCTCTTCTGCGGCGCGGAGAGAAATTTAACGCCATTCCCCGTATTGCGCTGTCCACGATTCACGGCTCTAAGGGCGGAGAAGCCGAAAATGTCGTGCTATATACCGACTTATCCCCTGCGGCGCAGAAAGCTTCAGAAACAGACCCTGACGATTTACACCGAGTGTTTTATGTGGGGGTCACTCGTACTAAACAAAACCTTTACTTAATTGAACCCGAAAACATGAACCAGAGTTATTGGATATGAGCGTCGTTCAGATACAAGATTACATGATAAATGTGAATTATGAGTGTGTGGAATGTGGCAACAAATGGAACACTTGGTATAGAACACCTGACGACTGGCATGAAAAGACTTGGGCTGGATACACCGCCGCAAACGTCGATGCTTGTCCTAAATGTAATAAAATCAACCCACCTGAAGGGGGCAATATACAATGAAACGTGAAGAAATTTTAGATACCGCAGGCGACCTGATTAACGGTGACCGCGCAAAAGATTATGGAGACGCACACCGGAACTTTCAAGATATCGCAAAGCTCTGGTCCGTTGTGTTGGGACAAGAAGTAACGGAGCAACAGTTCGTGCTCTGTATGATTATGGTAAAGTCCGCCCGCTTGATGAAGACCGATCATGAAGACTCGTGGATAGATATCTGTGGATATGCCGCATTAGGTGGAGAAACACCTGAAACCCCTCTATTTTAAAGGAATATGTAATGTCCCTGCAAATGACAATGTTTGGCCCCAAAAGTGAATGGGTTCCACCCGCAGAACTGCCCGACATTTTTGAGGCAAAGCAGATCGCTATCGACGTTGAAACACGCGACCCTAACATCAAAGTTAACGGGCCGGGATGGCCTACCGGAGACGGGGAAGTGGTGGGCTATGCCGTAGCTGTCGCCGACTGGGCCGGATATATCCCTATCCGGCACCTTGGGGGAGGTAACTTAGATGAGCGTATTGTTAATAAATGGCTCAAAAAAGTGTTTGAATGTCCCGCGGACAAGATCATGCATAACGCACAATACGATGCCGGTTGGATACGTCGCATGGGGTTTAAACTAAATGGACGCATAATTGACACCATGCTGGTAGCCGCGCTGCTGGATGAAAACCGCTTCAGCTACAGCCTAAATGCGCTCTGCTACGACTTACTGGGGAAGATTAAGACAGAGAAAACTTTGCAGGAGGCCGCCCGTGAGTTTGGTTTAGACCCAAAAGCGGAAATGTGGAAAATGCCTGCGATGTACGTCGGCCCATATGCTCAAAACGACGCGGAAATAACATTGGATCTCTGGAATTATCTATCTACACAATTGACCAAAGAAGACCTTTGGCATATCGCGGACCTTGAGCTAAAGCTTTTGCCTTGCTTGATCGACATGACATGGCGCGGTGTTCGTATTGATCAAGACCGCGTTGAACGCACCCGAAACATGCTTCTTAAAAAAGAAAAAGATATAGTAAAACAAATAAAGTCTGTGGCCGGTATGGAGGTGGAGCTTTGGGCTGCCGCTTCAATATCAAAAGCATTTGATAAATTAAGCATAGCCTACCCAAAAACTGAAAAAGGTGCGCCGTCCTTCACAAAGTCTTTTCTGAC